TAATACTCCATTTAAAAAGACATCAACATGTCCTTCATCGTAATTTATAACAATATTATTCCATTTCTGATACATTATATCAGTTGTTTTATATATTTCAACTGATTCATTCTTATTGTCATCGTTCTCTTTGCTAGATGCTACAGATCCAGTTACTCTTAAACTATTTAACTTTCCGTTATATTCGATATTTATTTTTTTTCCATAATTCAAAATATTTGTGTATCTAGAATAAGCACTGCTTGTATTTGGTGGTTGTGGATTAATATTAAACCATCCGGACAATGAATATTTATAAGAAAAACGATCATTATTATAGTCGGTGTATTGCGGATGTACATCTAGGTTTACTTTGATTGAGGTTAATGTCTTAAATTTATTGTAAATCCAATTAAATAACTGAATTTTGTATTTTTTGGGTTTACTATCTGTATTGGTGGACGCATTATCTAATGTATTATTTTCTTCTTCTAATTCTTTTTTAATTCTTGCGTTCTTTTTATCATTTATTAATTTGTCCAAATTTACCATTGAATCATTTGGGTTATCAGAACTATTAAAATTACTAATAATATGCTCATTATTTAAATTTACTGGTTCTTTTAACAAGTTTATACCACCATAATTTACGATTTTATCAAATATATACGGAACAAGAAACCATATTCCAACCAATCCTGCCTCTAATCCAAGTAACATCCATACTGGCTTTGTGGTAATATTAAATTCATACTTAACATATTCTACAATATCTACTAAAAAACAAGGCAAAACCATGATAATCTTTAAAATTAATTTGATTAAACTTTTTCCCTTTGCATTTTTTGCTTTATTAATAGTTTTTCGCATAAATAAATAGACAATACCAAGAACGCCCGATACAATAAATACTGTCATTAAATGACGAAAAATATTTACTAAAGATGTGTTTACAAGAATCCACAAAACACCCTTAATCGCTATCATAAAAACTATAAAAAAAGCAATAGTAGATAAAAACTGAATAAGAATAGTCGATTCAACCGGATTAACCAAATCTACATCTTCCGAAGCTTCAACTTTTAATTTTATAAAAAAAAATAACATAACATAAACAAACGCAACAATTAAAACTAATAATTTAGAAAATGCTGGGTATTTCGTGTTAATATTTAATGGATTATAATAATAAATTAAAAATATAAATATAATATATTGTATAATTTCCAATTTCGCCACATGATATGGGTTTCTATATATTATTCTTGTAAAGTTATCAAAAAAATTTAAGTTTATTTCTTTGCGAGAATATTCACTTGCTTTTTCTTTTATTTTTCTAATATTATCATTTAAATCTAAATTATAGTTTTTTATATTATCTATTGAATCTTTTAATTTTTTTGATTCAAATATATTCTCTCCTTTTTCTTTTATATATTTATTTATTTCTTCTTTATTAGAAATAGACATATCTATCTTTGTATAATATTATATTATAAATTATATTATAAATTATACTATACTACAGTTATACTATACTACAGTTATACTATACTACAGTTATAAATTTTCAAATGCAGTTTTTTTTCCATGACAATCTCTACATAATGCTACCAAATTATCTACATTATTAGAACCACCATTATCAAGACGAATTTTATGATCAACCTCAAACCAAGCGGGTAATTGTTTTTTACACCCACCACAATTCCACCCTTGTTGCGCGGCTACATATTTTTTTTTAGTTTCACTTACTGATCTTTTTACATTTTTTCCGGTGCTTGCCCTACCTGAATTTAAAATTCGTTGTTCTTGCTGCATCATATTCCCTCCATTATATTGTGAATTATTTGAAGAATTACCTTTATACATACCAATTAAAGGTGTTAATAAATCACTCGATTCTTTATCAATTGGCATATATTTTAACATTCCATTTGCATGTGTTAATAAATTTTTTGAATCTGATGGATATTTTTTCATGAAAACATATGCAGATAACCCAACAAACCCAATACCTGCCATTTGGTAATATTTTTTCCACGATTTAACTAATTTAATACATTTACCATCACTATAGGTATTAAATATAAAAAATATAGTTATTCCTATAATTAAAAGTTCTGACTTCATTTATATAAATAACATATTTTATTTGTATAAAGTTTACTTCTGTATAGTTATATTTTTTAACTACTAATATCACTTATTTTATATTGGTTGTTGATCGAATACATTTTATTAGACATTTTACTCTTACTCTTACTCTTACTCTTACTCTTAGATATACTACTTTTATTTATACTACTTTTATTTATATTATCAATAATATCATTAATTGATTTTAACTCACTAACTAATTCATTTATATCAATCGGTTTTATTGCGTATTCTTTACTAAAACAATATTTTAAAAGTATTCTACATACTGCATTAACGACATCTATATTAAATTTACCTAATTCGTCTTCAATAATTGGTAAATACGACATTAAAAATCCCCATATGTCTACATTTTTTTGAAAAACTTCATAAAAATATTTAACATCATTAAAATTACCTTCTTCGTCAACATATGTTATTAAAACCGCGTGTATATATTCAATTAATGTATTATAGGAAAGCACTCCATAATCTAATAATGTAGTATACACTTGTTTTGCATAAATGTTATATATGCTAGGTAATATATTTTCCATAATATATCCATAATGTCCTTCGCTTGTTTCTTCTAAAGATTTATTTATCATATTTACAGCGACAACTTTTAATAGTTCATTTTGTCCTGTTTTTGATTTTTTAAATTGGTTAGAACTTTTAATTTCTTTTAGTGAATTATGTAAAAAATCCTTAACAAACCGATTGAAAAATATATCAGAAAAAGGCATATTAAATGAAATAGAACGATTTTTTATTGCATCGGGTATATGTATTCCATCATTCTCGCCCGATAGACCCCAATCAATTAAACGCGCATGTCCATCATTGGAAAATAATATATTTTGTCCCTTTATGTCATAATGATTAAATCGCATTGAATTTATTGGTACAATACCATGAATTAATAATTTTATAAGAGCATCGTTTGTTTTTTTAAATGTATTATGCATTTCTTTTACCGGCAATTCTATTTTAATTTTTTGAATAAATGCATCAATATTCAATCCTCCATTTGGCATAATAATAAGTGCCAATTTGTCCAAATTAGTATCATCATTAATATTATCTTTTGTTATGCCGCGCTTTGTAAATAATCTACATTTCTCGTCAAAATCATACAAATCTTCTTTTTGTAATTTGGTCGGCTTACATACATGTGTATTGGAAATTATAAAATAATCCCCTTTATTGGGTATAGTTTCAATAATTTTATTAACTTTTTTCATTTCATTTATTTCGTCAACAGTATCTTCTTTATACATTAATTTTGAAATAGAATTATCATATGGTATAGTTTTAGACGAACTATCAACGCATTTTATAGGCGGGTCAAATACGCATCCATAACTTCCGGCATCAACCGCACGACCTCCTCGTTTTTTTATAGTTTTTTTTCCTTCATTTTTTCTTTTTTTTAATTTTTTTAATTTTTTTGGTATATTTTTTTTGGTTTTTGTCCTCATTATATATTGATTATAATATAATTACTAAAATTTATAACTACTAAAATTTATAACTACTAAAAATTATTAATTTTATTTTTTGTATAAATATATACTTAATATAGAAATCAATACTATAATGGAAACAAAAATATATTTTTCCCGTCTTTTACGGTGTTCCTTTTCTTTAATTTCTTTAGGTTTATAATGTTCATAATATTGTATCATTGAATCTTCCATTGTTAATTCAGGTTTATCAAGTGATGCATTTATTTTATTATGCATAAAATGCATCCATTTTACAAAAGAAGGTTGAGAATCAAGGTAAGGTGTTACTGGATATTTATCAAGTAATGCACTAAAGGTATTACCAATTGTTGTTATTGGTAAAAAAAGGGGAATATTATGAATGAAATCATAATACTTTTTCTTAATTGTTTCATTTGGATTTGATGGATAGGTTAAAGCAATTGTATGTAATACAAACCAATAATGAGGACCCCATACAATCGGATCTAATGCCATTATAATAAATGATATAAAAACATTTATAATATAACATATAATTGTTGTTAATAATGAATACAAATACAAATACAAATACAAATACAAATAATTTTTGTAATAATTGTGGGACAAAAGGACATATATTTTATCAATGTAAACAGCCAATAACAAGCGTTGGTGTAATTGTTTTTAGACTAAATAATAAGGGAGAACGAGAATACTTACTTATAAGAAGAAAGGATAGTATCGGTTATGTAGAATTTATGCGTGGAAAATATAATATGTATAGTAAAATTTATTTAACCAATATTATTTCGGAAATGACAGTTGATGAAAAACAACGGATTTTAACAAATGATTTTGACACTTTATGGAAACAATTATGGGGAAATGATATTAATACTCAATACAGAGGAGAAGAAAAAAATTCTCGCGATAAATTTGATTCATTAAAATATGGCGTATCCACAAATAATACTAGCTATTCGATAGAAAGCTTAATAAAGGAATCTAAAACCAGTTGGAATGAAACAGAATGGGGGTTTCCAAAGGGTCGTCATAATCACCAAGAAAAAGACTTATTGTGTGCATTACGCGAATTTGAGGAAGAAACTGGTTATTCAAGACTATCAATTGATATAATTCAAAATTTAATACCATTTGAAGAAATTTTTACTGGCTCAAATTACAAATCATACAAACATAAATATTATGTTGCTTTTATGGAAAAATCATTTGGTAATAAATTATCTTACCAAGATACCGAGGTAAGTAAGATGGAATGGAAAAATTTTAATGATTCAATAAATATAATTAGACCATATAATTTAGAAAAAAAAGATGTTTTAATTCGTGTAGAAACAACGCTTAACGCATATAAATTGTATAATGTGATGTAAAATATATATATAATTATAATTATATAGATATATTACAATGGAAACAACCAACCCAATAAATAATTCAAATACTATAAAAAATACTATAAAAATAAAAAGAAAATCACCTACTCAAAAAACTACGCGAAAAAAAAGATGTCCGAACGGTATGCGCATAAATGCAGAAACCGGGTTATGTGTTCCAATAACAGTAAAAACAGTAAAAACACACAAACCAATTTCAAAGGTTTTAACCGATGTTCCAATCTCGGCATCACCACTGGCTTCCTTAAAAACATTGTCAAATATTATCGCAACAGAAGAACAGCCTATCGCAACAGAAGAACAGCCTATCGCAACAGAACCTATTGAAACTATAAAAAATACCACACGAAAAAAATGCCCAAAAGGGAAAACAAAAAATAAAATAACAGGCATATGCGAGCCATCTAAGAATAAAAAAAGTATCAGAATAAATGACGACTCACGGATTGACACAGTGAAATTGAATATTAATGAAAAAACAACAATTGATAATGATGCGCTAATTGATAATGATGCGCTAATTGATAATGATGCGCTAATTGATAATGATCCACCTCTTGATAATGATCCACCTCCGCCACCAATTGATATTGAAGAGCCAATAAATATACAAAATATAAAAAAAAATAAAATAGAATTATTAGAACGCAAATCATTCTCAAAAGGTATGGATGATTATGATTTTTTATATCCAAATTTAAATGATCCTCAATTTAATATTAAAATTACAGAACGCAAAGAGTTTAATGATAACAAATACGATGGAAAAATTCATACCGATATTTCGGAACAAGCCGAGATTTTATGTAACTCTGATTTTGAACTTGCGCCACATCAAATATTTGTAAGAAATTTCTTGTCGTTTCAAACACCATACAATAGTTTATTATTATATCATGGATTAGGGAGTGGAAAAACATGTTCAGCTATAAGTGTCGCGGAAGAAATGAGAGATTATATTATGCAAATGGGTATTTCTAGCCAAATTATAATAGTTGCATCGCCTAATGTTCAAAGCAATTTTCGTGTTCAATTATTTGATGAAAGAAAATTAAAACAAGTTGATGGACTATGGAATATTCGTAATTGTGTTGGTCCTAAATTTTTAAAAGAAATTAATCCAATGAATATGAAAGGTTTAACCGAGGCAAATGTATCAAAACAAATTAATCAAATTATAGATACTTATTATTCATTTGTAGGCTATGTTAAATTTGCGAATGATATCGCAAAAGAATGTATTGTTGAAAATGAATCTCTCACCGAAAAACAAAAAAATAATATCATTAGATCTAAATTAAGAAAGGCATTTAATAATAAGTTAATTATTATTGACGAGGTTCATAATATTCGCGTGACAGATGATAATAAAGATAAACGCGTAGCTGAAGAATTACTCAAATTAATAAAAAATGTAACTAATTTACGATTATTACTTTTATCTGCAACGCCAATGTTTAATAGTTATAAAGAAATCGTATGGTTGGTTAATTTAATGAATATGAATGACCGCCGTTCAACAATAGATGTGAAGGATGTTTTTAATAAGGATGGGTCATTTAAGGTCTCTGATGATGGCGAAGAAATTGGAAAAGAATTATTGGAGAGAAAAGCTACCGGATATATATCATTTGTGCGAGGTGAAAATCCTTACACATTTCCATATCGTTTATGGCCTAAAGAATTTGCACCAGAATATACATTTGAAAATAAACAATACCCTACTTTACAGTTGAATGGAACATCGCAATTAACCGAATCAATCAAACATCTCTCGCTTTATTTAGTTGATATTGGTGAATACCAACAGAAGGGGTACAATTATATTATTCGGCGAATTAAAGGAGGGCATATTGGAAATTATAAACAAATGCCCAACTTAGAAAATATAGAAACATTCGGGTATACAATGATGCAACAACCATTAGAAGGATTGAATATTATTTACCCCGATACTCGTCTTAACGACGAAATGCCCGAATTTAATTCACTTGAATTAGTTGGCGGCGAGGGGTTAAAACGGATTATGACATTTGTCGAAGATCCATCCACTCATTTTCGCAGTAAATTTTCATATACGCCTACCACCATTGAGAGATACGGAAAAATATTCTCCCCATCCGAAATTGGTAAATATAGTAGCAAGATTGATAAAATTTGTAACCACATTATGAAGTCAACTGGTGTTATTCTAGTATATTCACAATATATTGATGCAGGCTTAGTGCCGTTGGCATTAGCATTAGAAGAATTAGGGTTTTTGCGCGCGGGGGACGGACATTCTTTGTTTGATAAGCCTCCTGCTGGAAAACGCAACGGATTAAATTATGTAATGATAACAGGAGATAAAGGATTTTCCTCTAACCCAACAAATGATATTAAAATGTTAACAAATGAGAATAATATAGACGGAAGTAAGGTAAAAGTTGCGTTAATCTCTCAAACGGGCGCGGAAGGGTTGGATTTGAAATTTATCCGTCAGGTCCATATTTTGGAACCCTGGTATAATATGAATAGAATTGAACAAATCATTGGACGCGCGGTGAGAACTTGTAGTCATAAGTCTTTGCCATTCTCAGAGCGTAATGTAGAAATATATTTATATGGTTCTCTAATGAGGGATAATGTTGTTGAAGAAACTGCAGATTTATATATATATCGTTTGGCTGAAGCAAAAGCAATACAAATCGGGAAAGTAAGTCGTATATTAAAGGAAATGTCGGTGGATTGTATATTAAATCGGGGTCAAAATAATTTTATTGACATGAAAGATCCCGAAATGTCAAGCAATAGTGAAAATGATGTTGTGAAACCAGTTAAATTAGAATTATCAAGTGGGGTCACAATTGAAAATTATGAAATAGGCGATAAACCGTTTTCTGCTATATGCGATTATATGGAGTCATGCTCATATGTATGTCGTCCCGACAAGGAAATGAATGACGATAATATTAAATTAGACACATATAATGAGAATTTTATTATGATGAACAACGACAAACTTATTTATAAAATTAAACAACTCATGAAAGAGAGATTTTTTTATAAGAAAAAAGATATGATTATATTGTTAAACTTAACGAAAAAATATCCATTAGTTCAAATTAATGCAGCGTTGCATCAATTAGTAGAAGACAAAACCGAATATATTATTGATAAATACGGTCGTCTCGGTCATCTAATTAATATAAACGATTTATACTTATTTCAACCATTGGAAAATAATGATAACCATAGTAGTATTTATGAAAAATCTATTCCGATGAATATGAAGCATGATAGAATTATAGTAACCCTACCAAAGGATATAAAAGTGAATGAAGCCATTATACGAATCAATAATCAGGATGATAAATTGTTAGATAGTGATAAACTCTATAAGAAAATTGAAGAATCCTATAAATTGGCAATAGAAGAGCAAATAATAATAAAAGGTGAAGAAAATTGGTATATGTTTTGTTATCCGGCTATTGGATTTTTAATAAAAAATGGCTATGATGTTAATACATTGCATTATTTAATTGCCGAACATATTATCGACGAATTAAGATTATCCGATATAATTATTATCTTAAGACAATTTCAGAAAAATCCTATTTTTGATAAAACTGAAGTATTTAAATTTATTAAAATATACATGTCAAGCCAATTACTAAGAGCCAAAAATAATTTAACTGGATTTTTATGGAAAGATAAAGGAAAACAAGTATTATTTGTAAAACAAAATAAAAATGAGGGGGAACTTGTTGAAGGTATTGACAATTATGATGAAATATGGTCATTGGCTGAAGCAGAAGACATTAAAGATTTTCAAGAAAATTTAACCAACCGATCCACTAATATAATTTCAAATTTAAATTCTATAGTAGGTTTTATGAATAATTTTAAAACCGAAGATTATGTTGTTTTTAAAACAAAGGATATTAATAATTCCAGAGATACAGGAGCAAGATGCGATCAAAATTCAAATAAAGGAAAAGCGATTGATATATTGAATTCTATTGTTGGTGCAGATAATTTCACATACCCACCTAATAAAAAAATTTCCCAAAAAGAGCTTTGTATTGTTCAAGAATTATATCTGCGTTTGTTTGACAAAGAGAGAAAAAATCAAAAACGCTGGTTTTTATCTCCGACTGATGCAGTATTAACAAATATAGAAAAATATTCAACTGTTGTAAAAAAGGGAAAAAAATATTGAAATACGTAGCAAAAAGGCAGAAAAATATGAAGAATTAAAGAACAAGAAAGAGACACCAGAGTATAATAAATACTTTTTAAAATATATACCAAAACAAATAAAGAGGAAAACTACAAAACACTTTAAGGACAATAACAAAACAAAAAAGAAACCTCAACTTAATATAAAACCGGGAAACCCCACACGAAAAAATATAATTAAAAATGTATTCAAAAATTTATTTTAATTCATCATTTATCATATTCAGCATTTTATAAAATATTATATATTATATTTTATATATACTAATATGGATAACGAACTAATAATTGCTTATCCATTTGACAACTTTACCCCTCCAGAACCTAATGATAAAATAAGTAAATTAACAATTACAGACATCCCGGAGGACGATGATATGACTTTAATTACAAAATTATTGACATATGAAAATCGTAAATACAAAAGTTTTTTAGACAATCTTAAATACAAAGATTTTTTAACAGGATTAAAAATTTTAAATTTGTCTAACAATAATTTAGAGTGGATTGATCAATCGCTTTTTACAAAAAAATTAAAAAATTTAGAAGAATTAAATTTGTCTAACAATAAAGGTTTAGAGTTTGAATCCTCCCTTTTTTCAAACCTAACAGGACTAAAAATCCTTAACTTAAGTAATTGTGGTATAGAAGATGTTATAATGAAAGATTTTAATGGTTTAGGCAAATTAGTGGAATTAAACTTAAGTAACAATAATATAGAAAAACTTGAAGAAAACGTATTTGAGAATTTATATAGTATAAATAAAATATATTTAAACAATAATGAATTAACCACCATTTCTTATAACCATTTTAATAAGTTACCCCATCTTGAAGAATTAAATTTATTAAATAATAAGTTTAAAGAAGGTATTAATTTCGAAATCGAATTGTTTAATGTTAAAGATGATAATGTTCTCATTGAAAAGAAATTTTTAGTAGAGGAGGATGATGATTACGACGAAGCAACTGATGATGTAGCAAAAGAAGATAGATGTTTTTGGTCTATTGGTCCTTATGATATTAAAAGTACAGACTTTTTAAAAAAACCAAATAATTTTTTATTTCAACTTCC